TTATTAGAGAGAAGGGGGGGGGGGGCCTCTTCTTAAACGTCAGGTATCAAGTGAGGGGGCATTACACCCCCTCTGTGATAAGAGACTTTCAGACAACTTGAGAGTTTTCTGTCCCTTTATTCTTAAACGTCAGGTATCATTTTCTTCGGAATAAACCGTTAAACCAATCACCTATTTGACTAGGTGAAGGTAACTGCCACAAGAAGATTGACCAGACTACAAGAGCAATGATAAGCCAAGGTGGAGTCTCGTTAACAGTTACTTTTTCTACTCTTTCGGTAGAAACCTTAGAGTCAGTAATTCTCTGATCAATAGTTTCTACCTTAGAGTTTGGGTTAACAGTAACAGTAGGTCTAACGTTATTTGTCGTCCCAATTGTCTGACTGTTCGTTTGGCCTGCTTGGACGTTGGCTGCTACGTTCGGCCCCCCGCCCGTTAGAAGGCTCAGGGGTGTTCCTGTGCAACTTACTGTAAACGTCAAGACCAAAAGAAGCAGCAGCGAATGAAAATATTGGCCAAACCAACACGTTAATGACTTCAACATCTTTTGTCTCCACTATGTAAGCCAGCCATAATAACATTATGACCGCTACTTCTCTTTTAAAAGTCTTTTGTTTCACGGATAAACTTTCCTGTCAAGTTCGTGATGGGGAGCATCCCAGCCCCAGTCATACCCGTGAACCATATCAATACCTAACTCTTCACCGGCCTGTCGCATAGCGTCTACAATAAGCTTGTAGGAGTCCCAGTCATCAGAGTTAGGGATACCGTCACCGTCATGATCACCCTTGTATGGGTAAGGGTGAAGGTCTACGGCGTGGCCAGTCAGGTGGCGAGAGTTCATAGTCTTAGAACGGCCCTCTTTAAAGAGCTTTGCTTGTCTCTGACGGGTTCTTAACCCCTCACCTACAGAAAAGTCTTGCTCTGTAATTTGAATAGCTCGCTCTACTACTTTTTGCAGAATAGGATTGACTTCAGACAGCTTTTGCTTACTTGCATTACCGAGGTTATAAATCATTTTGAGTTAGCCTTTCTTTTAGCTCTTCAATTTGAGATTGTTGAGTCTTAATCGCCTCAATAAGTTCCCCTACTAAGTTGCCGTAAGCAACTGACAAATAGCCATCAGAACCCTCTGTAACCACTTCTGGAACTACTCCTTGAACTTCTTGAGCAATTACACCGATCTTGGTTTCATTGTTCATTGTATAAGAAACACCACGAAGTTGAAGAACTTTTTCTAAAGAGTTTTCTAAAGTCTTAACTTTGGTTTTTAATCGAATATCAGAAGTAGTATTTACATTAGCAGCGGTTACCGTGTTAGTTGCAGTAATATTATTACTAGCAGTAACATTAGCTGCCGATACGGTTCCAGTTGCGGTAACACTAGCTGCAGCTACGGTTCCAGTTGCGGTAACATTATTACTAGCGGTAACATTATTACTAGCGGTAACATTAGCTGCCGAGACAGTGCTAGTTGCAGTAACGTTAGCAGCCGAGACAGTGCTAGTTGCAGTAACGTTAGCAGCCGCAACAACGTTAATAGACATATCTACAGAAGTTGCGTTTAAAGTAAATAAGGACTTCCAGCCGTTTCTGTATATTTTTAAAACAGGGTTTGTTCCGCTTGTGTCTAACCAAAACTTTCCAGAAACAATTTCGGTTATTGGTGCAGTGTTTCCAGAGTGGCAACTATTAATTGCAAGCAAAGCAGCATTTAAGTCTGAAGTGTAAGCAGTGCCTGTTTGTGATGCACTGATGTTAAGAGATGAAGTTGACATTTAAATTTCCTTATTGTCCAATTGCTTGCCAATCAATAGTTCTAACTTGACGAACAGAAGGCGAACCTCCATAAATAGAGTAAGTATACCCAGTCTTGTTTCTTTCTGTGATAACAATTGCATCTCCAACACTTCCTCCAATTACTAAAAGACCAATAGTAGGAGAGTTAGTTCCTCCAAGTCCACCATAGAACGGAGTATCAAAAGTAACAATTGTATCAACTGTTGCGCTGCTAACTGAAGTTCCTCTTTTTATTATGTCTTTTTTATCAAGCAAAATAGACAACTCACTTATGATAATGTCAGTGTTATTGTCCTTAGGAATACCTACAAATTCAAAACGCAAGGCCCTACAAGTAAAACTACTAACAGTTAATAACTCATAAGGAGACCAAGTAGGAGTCCCTGAAGGGTCGTCTTGTGTAGTAGAGACCTTAACCAAAAGACTAGCATCTTTAACGGGGCCTGCAAAATTTTCGATACTACTAATCAGAACATAAGAGCTAACAAGTACACCTCTATTAACTACTGTTGCGATAATAGAAGGAGTGGTTCTAACAGTAACTACTTCACCTAAGTCAACATAATTACTAAATTCGTAACTCATTTCTGTTTGACCCACGGTAAGCTCTAAGTTACCATCCCCGTTAACAAAACAATTTGTTTTAACTCCTGAAAACCCATTGACTTTTTCATCTACCGTTTCTACTTGGTTAAAACTTTTATCTTCAAAAGTACTAATAAAAGCATCAGCGTTAGTAGAATAATTCCCAGTAGAGTCTATAAACTTAATAAAAAACGTACCCTTGATAGTAGGTACCGTTTTATTATTCGTATTACCAGAAAGAGAGTCTACAATAACAGAGGCGGTGTCCCATGAAGCCCCCCCACCGGTAGAGATGTGGTGTCTAATTTCAACACGTCCGCCGTAAAGAACATCTAAGTCAGTAGGAAGCGTCCAAGACAAGTTAATTTGACCTTCATTAACGTTACCCGTGAAGTTAACAGGGTCGTTAGGTACTTGAGACAAACCTGCAATTAACTTTTGAGAAATTAAAGAGGAACCTGGAACCTTGTAAAAGCCATAGGGGGTTAGTTTGAATTCGTAACTGTTTGGTTTTAAATCAAACACTGTCGTAAAGTTTTCAGGAAACGTTCCTAAAGTTATATAATTAACATCGTTAATCGATTTATACTCAACTAAAACATAAGCTGTTGCTACTCCGCTATTGTCAGTAACCCAAGAGAGAATTGCTCTTGACTTAACACCAGCGGCTGTGCTTGTAACATAAAGCTCTTCGTTAACTGAGAAAGATACAATACCGTTTGGAATTTGGCTAATCGATTGATTTAACAAAAACACTTCAGAAACCGTTTCGCCTAAAGGTGTAATTGCAGTAACCTTAAAATCATAGGTATCATTGTTATCAATCCCTAACAATTTTTGAAAGGTAATAGTTTTATTTAAAGTAGACCCAAGTAAGATGTAGTTAGAATTTGAACTTTCTTTATAAAATACTTTGTAGGTATAGTTGCCGTTTCCAGGGTCGTCTTCGTATTCCCAAGATAACCGCCCTAAGTCAGAGGCAACAGTGTTTGAAAAATTATATAAAAAGTTTGTTATAGGATTAACTACTTCAGTTGACTTTACAGAGGTGCTGTAGGCTTCATCATCGTCAATGTTCCATGAAAGCGTCTCATAATCAAACGAGTATGCCTCCACAGTAATGGAGAGGTCCGCGTTAATTTTTATGCTTTCCGCCCTATACACTGTAGCTTCAATGTCTACAGCTTCAGAAGAAAGTAAAAAGAAATCTCCTGGTTCAAGCAAAATAGCTTTTCTAGACAAGTTTACGTTAATTGTATGAGTGAATCGACTAAGTCTAACGGCCTCCTCAGCCTTTGCTAAAGCATGGTAAGGGTTTGTAATACCAATTGGCTGAATTGTTGTTCTCAAAGTCTCCCCGTTATCATCTACAAGATACTGTTGATAAGGGCTCAAAGGGTCTAACGAGAAAGTGGGCCAAGAAACAGAGTCATCTTTAAAGTCTTCAAAAGAGTTTGCAAAGGAAACAGTCGCTTGATTTAACTTGCTTTCAGCAGAAGGCCACGCAATACTAATTTCTGACTTCATAATGTCGTCATCTGTAAACACATGTCTAGCGTCAATTAAACCATTTTCAACTGAAGGTTGATCTATTGGATAAGCTAAGTTTAACTTATATTTGCCGCCAGACCAAATTAAAGTAGCTTGTGACATAGATTCTAAGATCTGTGTAACGTTTGTTCGGATTGGGTTGCTGGTGTCAATAATTGAGTTAATTTCGTAAAGCTTTACACTTTGAACACCGACCCCGAGATTTACTTTACCTTGTTTAGTCGCATCAACCTTAACAATTTCATCGCAAGTTACCTTGGCGTTATAGAAGCTTTCTAAATCAATTTTATCAAAAGACAAACCTCGACCATAATCAGCATTAGTTAAATAGTCTAACAAAACTCTTGCGGGGTTGTTACTGTAACTTTTTGTAGAACTTATTCCGTAGCTCGGAGTAATATCGTAGATTTCCTGCCCTTCTACAAAGAACTCTAATTGAGGAATACCGCTGCTGTATTGAGGCTCGTCTCTGTTAAGCTTAAACGCGCAGGCAACATAAGCAGCTTTAGTAAATAAATTTGTACTCTTAAACCCGTTGCTAACTGAAAGGTTATCAACCCCGCCATTGGGGTAGCAGTTTACGCGAATTCCTGTTGCGTAGTCTTTGTAATAAACACTTTGCCCATCAATGTTAACATCCAAAACTCTAGAAATACCACTAAAGCTTATAGCAGCTTGAGCAAAAAGAAACTCATTTTTACTTCCAGACTGATTCCCATCTAAACCTTGAGAGAAAACTTGAAGTAAGTTGCTACGCGCAACTCTTTGAACTTTAAACCGGTATACATAGTCTGAAATTCTAAACTCTTCTCCTGCATAATAAATAAAGTTATCTTTTTCTACGGCAGAAATTTTTGAACGATAATCTTCGAAGCTTAAAGACAAATAATCACCAATTCTAAAGTTAGTTCCAACGTTTGTCTTAACAATACTTTCGACAGTAACGCCGTTAAATACAACTGATGTTGTTATTTTACTAATATTAGTAATATCATTTCCCGTTTGCCCTTCTTCGGTCAAAGGAAGAGAAACCGCTCCTTCGACTATAACTTGAATAAAGTTATTATTATCTAATAAGAAACCAGAATAGTCTGCTGGGTTAAAATTGTTAGGGTTGGAAAAGGTGTAATTACTAGCTGTTTTGTAATCCGTAATAACTCCACCAAGTTTGTTTTTACCATAAACTACTGGTAAGTTTACTACTGTGTCTTTTTGGGTGGCTTCAAAACCTTTTCGGGCTTCTGCAGCAGCAGCCCTTTCAGCAGCCGCAGCTTCTTGAGCTTTTTTCATCTTGTTGTTTTGATGTAATTGATAACCGACTGAAAGGGTGGTCATAGCTAGACTGAATGTACTCACACCAAGGTAAGCAGCAGTCGCAACAAACGCAGTAACAAAAACCATTATACTTTCCCCCACTTAAACTTTTCAGACTGATTAGCAATGACATTATCAAAAGAAGTGTCACTTGTGTTGTATTGATCCATGCCGTCTGCCGAAGTAATCATTGTTTTGATTAGCCCAAGATCTGCCATAGGAGAAGCCCCCGAAAGGTTAACAGTAGCTTCTTCAAAATCTGTTGAATAAGAGCTTTCGTCCAACATACCCTCGTAGGCAATTATAAAATTATCAGGGTCTAAATTGGGGGTTTTGTCGTCGTTATAGAAACCGTTTCTAACCCGAATAAAACTACTAGCAGCACCGGATTGCAACTTCTTTTTTAAAAACCCCACTGGGTCTGCATAAGAAAAGGAAAACTTCTCTCTATCAACGTCAGAGCTTTGAAAAGGCGCACTATAACTTTGAATACCAGTGTCAGAAGTGAAAACCTTGCTTCCTAAAGTAATGTCGGAGGTATGAGTAGTAGTATAAAGAGAAAAATTAGGCAGCTCTACTTCAATTAAAGCAAAGTACTCTAGGACGTCTGCGTAGATTTTGCTCTCTACAAAAGCGTTTACTTTTCTCATTTAACAGCCCTCAGGGTGAAGTTTAAATTTTTTCTAACAAATCGATCTTTTAAAACATCTAGGTCAGGCAAGTTAGACGAAGAGTACCATTGTAAAGGATTTACTTTTAAAGCTGCCGACCACATGTCTTTATCGTGAGCATAAGAAAAGGCAGACATGTCTCCTAATACAGTTTCTTCAAAGGGCACGGGCTCCCAGCTATGAGCTATTAAAAGCGCCTTTGGTGAAGAAAACCCGTGAGTAGTCTTTAAAGTTTCAAACCACTCTTCTTGAGTTTTGTAGCCAATAAACATCTTTTTTAGCTTTTCGCTATTGTTCCTTAAAAAGTTATCGTACTCACAAAACAGAGTCCAACAATCAGAAATACCATAGCAATAACCTACACTTGTCTTTTTAATCCTTCGGATTTTTTTAATCGCCTTATTTAGCGCAATAATTCTTTCTTCTTCTGTAAAACTATTCATTATATTACAGTGCCTCTTTTAACGTAATTGTCCCGATTGATGCTAAGATGCCATCTTGATAAGTTATACCAGATACTTCATTGTCATCTCTCAAGTAGTTAAAGATTGGAGGATTAAAGAATCCAAAGTAATTAACTTGAGTACCAATATTTACGGCAAGCCTTAAGTTTGGGTAAATAACAATCGGGTTTCCATTAGCAGCCCAATCTTCTTTTATAATGTAAATTTTAGAATGGTTTGCAAATTGTATAAAAGAGCCTTTTGGTAAAAGCCCTCCAGACGTGTTTGTCGCAATAATAGTAGAACTGCCTGCAGCATAAGCTTGAGAAGTAGTTAATTGACCCGTAAGAGTCGTCAAATCTGCTACAGACTTAAGCTGGGGCATTTCCATAGATTTTACAGTGTAAGAGTTTTCGATCATTGCAGTAAGAATATTTGCTTCGTTATTATCCGCAACAATTCCAAAAGACAAGTCCCAACGTTGTGCGTCGGTTTTATGAATTAAGGTTTTAAGGTTTGCAGTTTCCGAAGAAATAACCACATCAGTAGACTTAAACATCAGGGGCGCAAGAATAGGGCTTCCCTCAAAATAATAGGTAGACATCATATTTCCTTTTAATTAAGTAAAATAAAGCCGCTAAACTGTATCAAAGGAAGCAAATACTTTTATTTTATTAAGAGAAGCTTTCTTCTCAATTACAGATTTTCTTTAATATATAGTCGCACTAAGGCAGCAACGATATCAGACCTCACGATATCGTCTACTCCGAAGTAAATTACAGGAAGTTCAATAGAGGACTTGCTCACTAAGCTACAAAAGTTAGTCAAGTCTTTACCGTTACGAACGTCCGATTGAGCAGGGTCGCCCATAAGAACTAGTTTAGAGTTTTCACCAAGCCTTGTAGTGATAGCTTTAATGTCATCAAAGGTTAAGTTCTGTGCCTCATCTACGAGTACAATTGTATTCTCGTAAGAGCGACCCCGAATAGTCTCAATAGGTTGTAACTCAATTTGTTCTTTTTCGACTAAGTAGGCAAACTTACCTTTGCCAAAAGCTTTTCTTAAAACTTCTAGCATAGGTAACAGCCACGGTGTTAGCTTGTCTTTAATGTCCCCAGGAAAAGCCCCAAGAGACTTTCCTGTAGGCACGTTAGCTCTGGCAAGAACAATCTTAGTATACCTGCCAGAGTTAAACAGTTGAACAGCTGTTCCCACACTACAGTAAGTTTTACCTGTGCCTGCGCAGCCAATAGTCACTGTAATGGGGTGTTGTTTAATAGCCTGAATTAGTAGTTCTTGCTTTTCATTTTTAGGTAACAAATTAAACTTAGCCTCTGGTGGGGCGTAAGTTTCTACTTTTTTTGCATAACGAGATTGAGGTCTTTTTTTCATTAAGTTACCTTGTTATTAAAGTTCTAAGTAAGGATACCTTGTGCGGATTTCCTCACGCTTTGCCAGCCACTCAACTTCTGTGGCCTCACCAGCCTGCCACTTGAAGAACAACGGGTCAGCTTCAGCGGTGTAGGCTGACTGGCGTTTGGCTTCCTGTTCGGCTTGGGCCAGTGCGATTGCGGGGTCAGGTTGTCTAATCTTGATAATCATGCGCCCACCCCATCGGTTAAATCAGATTCATCAACAGCCCATTCATTGCGCCATTCGCGGTCTGTTGGAATGTCGGCCACGTCCACAATCTTGTAGGGCTTGCCAGTTGGCACATCCTTGGCCGCGATTTCCTCAATTGTTAAACCGCAATCGCACGGGATAATAATTGACACGCCGCCTTGGTCGTTTTGGTATATGATGCGTTGGTCCATTTGGTTTCCTTTCATCGGAAGATTGCGACATTGCAACGTGGGGTATCGCGCTGTGCGTCTGTGTTATTATCAGAGACACCGATGCGGACGCTTCCAGACGCATAAACTGCTGCCCATCCAACAGCTGCGTTTCCGGACGCTGAGGTGCCAACACCGCCCGTTGTAACTACAGCGCAATAATTTGCATCTTGCATTGCTGTCGTAAAATTGACCGTATAATCACCAGTCCCATTGTCCGTGATGCTCGACACATTCCCGCTGGCCCGAATTGCACTTGAGCCGTCAAAATTCACCCATGCGCGGCAGGCGTAGAGCGGAGCTGTGCCGGAAGCGTTCAGCACGTTAGGAATGTCAGACTTAAAAGCTATCGCCCCTTGGTCAACGGTATCAACTTGCGCCTTCAGTTCGCTACCGCTCCAGCCGATATAGACCTTATTACTGCTCAACTGACCTGCACCACCGCCCTGCTGTACTGGGGTGAATGTAAGTCCAATTGCATTTTTAATAGTATTAGTCGTAGTAGCGTCTGTTGACGCAATGTTTTCAAGGCTTCTACTGTTACCAACTACAGTAGTGCCGCTTACTTGAATTGCCATTATCGTATCCTTTCATAGTTACTAGGCTTTTATTTGTTTAATTTCTTTTTTTTTTTTAACAGCTGTACTTTATTCGTTTGTAATTGAGTCTAATTTAAAAATACTCGTGCTTCTAAACTACTAATTTCGTCACGTTACGCCGAAGCTCCGTTCTGCCGCAGTTGTGGCCAGAGAATAGGATGCCGAACCGGCAGAACTGGCGACCAAAGCAACCTGTGCCAGCGCATCCAGTCCGAAGGCGATGGCGCGAGTTGATGTGGCGTCGATCAGGGCTACAGCGGCGGCATCGCCAAGAGGCGCAGAGGCGAGGGGGCTAAAACCTAGCATGGGTTACTCCTACGGGTTGGTGGGCCAGACGACACTAAACGGAAACCCGCCTTGGTCTGGCACATCGCGCAGGGCTTGACGGTAGGTTGTCACTGCCTCGCTCATGGTGTTGTCGCTCAGGGCTTGCCAGTCTGTTGCTTGCAGGAGTTGGTCACGATGGTTGCGAACTGCTGCCTCTGCTTGATCTTGTGGCCTATTGACGACCGTGTAGCCAATGAACCAGCGATTACCGTGAATAGGCTGACCTACCTGAGACTGGTCTACCTCGCCTGTGATATGGTTTGTGGCATCGTTTTCTGTCTTCAGACGGATCACCTCTTTGTGAGGCATATCGCCCATTACTAAATTTTGTACCAACGGCTCATAGGCTGGCTTAGACAGTTCAATCACTGGATGCACCAGATGGCGCTTCAGCATCGTGTCAGGAATGATGCGAGGAAAGCTAGTCTCAGGGTGGTCACGACGAAATTGCCCGATTGTGTAGGGAAATTCTACGGGCTGGTCGTTTGTGATCTTAACGTGCATTTAATGCTCCTATTTAGCTGAAGTTGTCGCCTATCAAGCGTCCGTAGTAAGTTGTGCCGCCATCTTGCGTGAGGAATCTTAGTAGGTCTGTCTCACCGTCAGCAGGGGAGGTAGGTGGTGTGCCTGCTGGCCACTCGACAGACGCAGGGTATGTGAAGGTCGCATCTCCGACAAAGCCTGTGGAGTATTGCCATACTGCATCCCCAGTATCCCCAATAACATACATCTTTGTGCCATCAGGTTTGAAGAAGACGCCGGTTGGACCTGTTTCTTGAGCGGAAACACTGAAGTTCTGTAAGTAAGATGCTGAAGTTATATCCCAAGCTGTGCTTAGGTCATACTCATTAACATCATCTCCGCTAATCCCAATAACGTACATCTTTGTGCCATCGGGCTTGAAGAAGATGCCGGTTGGACCTGTTTCTTGAGCGGAAACACTGAAGTTCTGAAGGTAACTAGCTGAAGATACATCCCAAGCTGTGCTTAGGTCATACTCATTAACATCTCTTCCACTAGCCCCAAGAACATACATTTTTAGGCCATCGGATTTGAAGAAGACGCCGGTTGGATCTGTTTCTTGAGCGGAAACACTGAAGTTCTGTAAGTAAGATGCAGTAGAAACATCCCAAGCTGTACTTAGGTCGTACTCATTTACATCATCTCCACTGAACCCAATAACGTACATTTTTAGGCCATCGGGTTTGAAGAAGATACCGGATGGAGCTGCTTCTTGAGCAGCAACACTGAAGTTCTGAAGGTAAGAAGCTGAATTTATATCCCAAGCTGTACTCAGATCATATTCGTTTACGTCGTCCCCACTAGCCCCAATAATATACATTTTTGTGCCGTCAGGTTTGAAGAACATGCCTTGTGGAGATGTTTCTTGAGCAGCAACACTGAAGTACCCTTCAGTGGGAAAATCAAAGCTAGCAGCGCTTACGTCCCAAGCTGTGCTTAGGGTGTAGGAAAAGACTGCGTCTCCGGCAGTCCCAAGAACATACATTTTTGTGCCATCGGGCTTGAAGAAGATACCTTGTGGATTTGTTTCTTGAGCGGCAACACTAAAGTTCTGAAGGTAACTAGCCGTAGTGATATCCCAAGCAGTGCTTAGGTCGTACTCATTAACATTGTCTGCAGTATTCCCAATAACGTACATCTTTAGGCCATCGGGCTTGAAGAAGATGCCTTGTGGATCTATTTCTTGAGCAGCAACGCTAAAGTTCTGTAAGTAAGACGCAGTGCTTATATCCCAAGCTGTGCTTAGGTCATACTCATTAACATCGTCTCCACTTAACCCAATAACGTACATCTTTGTGCCATCAGGTTTGAAGAAGATACCTTGTGGAGTTGCTTCTTGAGCGGAAACACTGAAGTTTTGCAGGTAAGTTGCAGAAGTTATGTCCCAAGCTGTGCTTAGATCATACTCATTTACGTCGTCTCCAGTATTCCCAATAACGTACATCTTTAGGCCATCGGGCTTGAAGAAGATACCTTGTGGAGTTGCTTCTTGAGCAGCAACACTGAAGTTTTGCAGGTAAGTTGCAGAAGAAACATCCCAAGCCGTGCTTAGGTCGTACTCATTGACATCGTCTCCAACATTCCCAAGAACATACATCTTTGTGCCATCGGGCTTGAAGAAGATGCCGGTTGGACCTGTTTCTTGAGCAGCAACACTGAAGTTTTGCAGGTAAGTTGCAGAAGAAACATCCCAAGCCGTGCTTAGGTCGTACTCATTGACATCGTCTCCAACATTCCCAAGAACATACATCTTTGTGCCATCGGGCTTGAAGAATATGTCTGTTGGACCTGTTTCTTGAGCAGCAACACTGAAGTACCCATAAGCAGGTGGCTCTGCATTAGCTAGGTCATAGCCGCCATCAATAAATTCACCATTGAGCTCAAGCGTAAATCCGAGGGTAGTACCCGTCGTAGGGGGGTTGCTAAACACAAACGTAGTTTCAGCCGTAGGGGTGTAGCTAAACACGTTCCCAGAAGTCAGGTCAAGAGTTGTGCCTGTGATCGTTCCCACCTTCTCAGCGGTAGCAATACCGTCAAGCTTTGTTTTATCACTTGTAGACAACAAACCAGCAGTCGTAGTAGTAGCTACAGGAACAGTTACGTTAGTGCCTGTTGACGAAGTAATTGTTCTAGTGTTGCCTGTTCCGGTAATTCCAAGGTTAGTAGCTACGTTAACCTGAGCGCCTGCAGCGATTCCGTCTAACTTGTTCTTGTCAGTTGAAGACAAGACCCCTGCGAGGGACGTTGTTGCTGCGTTAACCGTAGCGTTAGTGCCGTCAGAGCTATTTACAATAATAGTAGAGGCATTATGTGTTGTTGATAAGTTGGTAGTTACGTTGGGTGCGGTGTTAGTAACTGTAATAGTTCCGTTAGTAGTGATCGGTGAGCCGGTAATGGAAATACCAGTGCCGCCAGAAGCGGCTACTGAAGTTACTGTACCGGACCCACTCGATTTAGCTTCCCAACGTTCGTTAGCATTGTCCCAAGCAAGAACTTGTCCTTCAGTAGGGTTGGGGACGTGTAAGTCGTGAAGTTCGCCAAGGTGAAAGCCAGTAATTGGTTTTACAAAGATAATTCCCGTAGTAGCGTGAGCACGAATAACAATAGCAACAGAAATGTTTTGATTAGGTGCTTCTGGCTTAACATAAGTAAGTTTACCAGCGGTGGTTGGAGAAGCATAAAGAATAGTGCCTTCTACCCAAGTCTCGCTAACAGCATCTCCTGTTGTATCTAACCTGTTAATTTCGCCAAAGGTAATCGCAAACCCTGATTCGTTTATCGCTAAGTCTCTCTCTGCAAGTCCAATAACAGCAAGCTCTTCGATTGTATTATTAGCGATAAACTTGTTTACTGTAATCTTGCCAGAAGCCTCAACAGCTCCTGTAGCGTAAACTAAGTCGCCCTTAACTAGAGCTACATCCGCCTGAATAGGGATTCTTGCTTCTTCTGTGTTACCTAGTTGTAAAATATCACCAGCAGCATCTTTAGTAAAAATCTTTTTATCGGCAAGGTTGATAGCAACCTCACCAATATCTAAGTCCGAAGTCAGCGGAGTTTTACCTACAACACTAGACTTTTTTGGAATAATTTTAGTAGCCATATTTATGACCTTTCTTTTATGTTAGTAAACACCACCATCGATAGTTACATTTTGAAGCGTTTCGTTACCTAAGTCCCAAGCATCGTCTGCTTCGTTCCAAATAAACTGGACGTTAGCGGACGTACCGCGCTCTATTTCAAGACCGGAGTTTTGAGAAGGCACCCCTGTCTCGTCGGAGTTAAGCAGAATAATAGAGTCACCAATGTTAACTTCATTAGAGTTAATAGAGGTTGTCGTACCTTGGACAGTCAAGCTACCTGCAATAACAACAGTACCAGTTGCATCGCCTGTACCAGCGGGGTCAATGGTAATGACTGAACCGCCTTCAATAAGATCAGTAGTGACCTTGTTGAAAGTTACGTTATTAGTTGTACCAACTGGCTGACCAACAGCAATATTACCGTTAGTAATAGTAACGCCAGTGCCATCAGTAAAGTGAGCGCGAGCTTCAGCCGCAGAAGGGCCTGTGTAAGAGATTACGCCTGTCGTACTGTTGTAGGACAGAGAACCATCTCCGCCATTGTCTGTAACAGAAACAGAGTTACGGGCGTCAGTAACAAGGTTAGACGCAGCTTGGATGTCGGCTTCAGCAAGAGTGTTGTTGATCCAGTTAGAGCCAGACCACTTAAGGACTTCACCGGCACTAACAGCTGTAATGGTTGTGTCTTCCAGTGCAGCAATCGTTTGATAACCAGCAGACTGAAAAGAAGAACCATTATGGGCTTTGAGAAGGTTGGCTGCAGTATCAAACCACAAGTCACCTTCAACAGCATTTGCTGGAGCAACCGAGTCAACATAAGCACCGTCTAGGCGTGTAATTACACCTGCACCGTTCTTTGTATAAATCTTGCGATCAGCAAGGTTAAGTGCAATCTCGCCAGCTTCCAAGTCTGTTCCAAGAGGTGCGCCGCCAGAAGTACCGGACTTTTTAAGAATAATTTTAGTGGACATCAGAAGTCTCCCCCAATAATGCTAATATTGTTGTTATTGATAATTGTAGTTGCTGTATACTTAGAAGTAACACCGGAGTAGACTAGCATAGAGCCATCCTGCCTATTAGTGTTGTCAACATCCGTCAGTGAGCTAGTTGTGAACCTGTGGTTAGTAAAGTTTTGTTCAGCAGCATTATAAAGAATTACATCTTTATCTTGAAGCTCAAAAAAGTCTACATCCCCAAGGTTTACTAAGCTTGATCCTTCAAAAATATCAAAGGAGTAAGTTTCAACAGGAGAGCCTGAAGAAGTAGTAAGGTCTACTTCAAGCTGACCGTCAACAAAACTTACAGCAGAAATACTATCACCCTTAGAACCTTGACCACCCACTCTTGAAGTATCAACCACAATATCAGTGTTAGAAACCGTTACAGAGTACTTAGCCATTAGACCTCCTCAGAGGGACTGTAACGAACCTCTACCAATCCTCTAAAGGGCTTCCAGATTTGTTGTTCAGAGCCTAGGCCGGAGTCCCGAACTTCAACACCGATCCAACCGTAGGCTGGAACTTCTGGGGCTGGTTGTGTAGCCCAAAGACCAATAAGGCTTTCAGGAATAACGAGCTTAAAGGTGTTATCTGTAATGTTTTCATCTAAAATAGCTAAGGTGGTAACTTGTCCACCAGCTTTAACAACAGTGGGGTAGTTTCCTACAATAACGCCAGTCATGTCTGCTTCAACAATCTTGGAGGTTATTGTATAGTCTTGAAGGCTTGTTAGCCAGTTAAGTGTCATGTTAAAATGAATTTGTTCGCCTTCAATAATTGATACAAGGACCGCTCCGTTGTCGTCAATAATATCTTTAGAGGCACTATTAATTCTTGCTCTAGGCATGGTAATTCCTTTCTACCGATCCTCAGATGGGTAAGTTTAGTTACCGCACTATTCTTAATACTGTATTTATAATTACTTGCCCCTATTAGGGGAACTGTAAATCTTTTCTAATCGATCTTTTTCTGCTGCTTGGGATCGGTTTTCTATACTAGTTTAGCTTCCTTTTCTACGCGAGTCTACCAAGTTAGTAGCGGTTCTACGTGCAGTAGACGGTTTAGCACCTCTTGTAACTAAGCGCTGAGTTTCATTGTTAATAGCTGCACTTCGACTACGGCCAGCGGCGTTACGAGTAGCAGTACTACGAACGCGACCAGCTACAGTAGAGGCCGCATTGCTAGCAGCACTGCGAGCTTTAGAGGCAGCACTACTCACAGCACGTTTAGCTGACATACGCTTGCTAAGAGCTGAAGTTTTCGAACCTGTTGCGCGATTAACTAAACGGTTAGCTGAAATAGCAGCCCTACCGACAGCGCGTCTAGCAGCGTTAGGGGCGTTGCCTGCAATCTTCCTTGCTCGTGCAGAAGCATCTTGAGCCTTCTTAAGAGCGGTTTTTCTAGCGCCTGTTAACTTGTAAGCTGTGTTACCTTGACGCTTACGAACAGCCTGACCTACACGGCTGTTGTTAATACGAGCCATGACTCTTTCTCTGCGCGATACCGCGCCGGTTGTTCCCCTGGGTGGCATAATAGTATTCCTTTTAATTGTAAACGATCAGAACCCAAACCCTCTAACAGTAGTTTTAGTGCCAGAGCGGATTGGAAACAAGTACTCAACAGCATAGCGCAAACCATCTGACCAGTGTTCTACACCTTCTTTTTTGTCAATGACTGCACTGTCGGGATTGTTTTCGACCCATTGGGTTCTCTCGATTGATTTGATTGTGTTAACACACTTAGGGTGAATATACATATCAATAGTACCAGCAGCATTCATAAACTTCTTGTTTACAGCCGCTACACTATCAATAATAGGTGGCGCTTTACTATGCGCACGAGTAGCAATACCTGCGCCTTGTAACAAACTAAAGTCTGTAGTACCAACAGCAGCAGAGGACTTCCTAGCACGACCACTAGGGTCAGGGTAAGAAATAATCTTGTGGCCAGCATACTTAATCTTTAAAGCATTAGCTAAGGTTTCCGTGTCCGGATGGCCTTGCATTTCATCTAGTATGTGTATCTGATTACCCCTTAAAGCAAAGATAACAGAAGCCATTATACCGACGTTGAAGTCAATAGCAACATGAACATCTTCCCCTGTTTCGAAGTAGGGGAGGTCTTTGTTGATATGGTCTTTACGGCTAAAGGTATAGAATACGTTAGTACCAGAGTCTTCGAAGCTTGCTGTATACTCTCTGGCGAACTTTAGGGGGTCAAGGGTTAGTTTAACACTCTCAATCTCCTCTTCATCAAGGTAAGGAGAGTCCTTATAAGTATAGTGATAGCTCTTCCAATCTTTGTCGCTGTCTTGTCTATTGAACATGTCATAGAAATAATCGTACCCGCTTGGGGTACTGATAATAAGCGCACGTCCTGGATTAGCATTAAATCTTTTGGCATTTTGTCTTGACCAACGTGTCGAAACACAAGGCTGAATAATAGATTCCCAAGACTCTTTTAGGTTCATGCCAGCACCCTTCCAAGAAGTAACCTCATCTGCTACTACGAAGTACTGACCAGTACCTCGCATACGCTGAGACGCTTCATAGGACCATAGCTTTAGTTGAACGTTGTTAGGAAACCAGAACGTACCAGAGGCTTTAGAGGACTTGTCTGCAAAGTCTTCCATACCAAGTTGCCAAGCAATTAGTGGGTAGTAAATGTCCACAGCTTGACTGTAAGTGGGTGCGATGAGTGCAACGTTCTTGTTAGGCACGTCATCAGGAAGCTCCATGAGTTCCTGCACGGCAATAATAGCGGCAGTGGCTGCTAAGTAAGACTTGCCAAAGCCACGACTAGCATTAACCACTGAATATCGACAAGTCTTATCTATAAATAAGTCTCTGATGACTTCTGACTGTTTATCATGTAATCTGATTTCTGACATTATGTTCTTCTAACTATTTCTTTTTAGGCTGTGAACTATACTGCTTACCTGCCTTGGTGTCTTTACGCTTCTTGGCAGTACTAGCTGCATACGTCTTTTTAGACATAGCATTAATAGCCTTAGTTGGCAAATACCGTTCACCAGTAGCGTCTTTACCTAGCACAGAGTTCTTGCCAGACTTAGTTCGCCACTTCTGATCAGTCCACTTAGTCATTGACTTTTGAGCAGCAGTCTTACCGCCAGTGTACTTGCCACCTCTATCTTTGTAGAGTTTAGCGGCTAGTTGCATAGCCCTAGCAGAGTGCTTACCTCCCATACGGGAAACAGCATCTGACTTAGCTTTCTCCCACAGGGTTGGATTAGCTCTGGCCATTACTTCTTCTTACCACCTTTAGGTGTTTTGGGTGGACGACCTACTTTAGTTCCGTAAGTACCTTTTCCTGCGGGCATAGTTATTCTCCAATTCTTTTTAAAACAGATTCAATAGAAGCACGAATAGACAAGATGTTCTCATCAATACGGGCTAGCATAACAGCTTGAGCTTGAGAAGTCCTCTCAATTTCATTCAAACGGATTTCCTGCCTAGCGATCTCTCGTGTATTAGTACTAACAGCAGCGTCTAGAGCAGAAATGTACCAGACAAGAGCGACTGTCTGGAGAGTAATAGCAATAAGCGATGACATGGTGATGCTCTTAGATATACCCCAACTTGAGTTATTTTCACCCATTTTTATTTTCCTTATTAGTAGATGAATCAGTAAGAACAATAGACACAGGGCGCTTCTCCGTAATCTCTTGCTCAAGTTTATCAGGGATCTTCTTATAGCCATACTGCATCAGGTTATTGATGAGTTGACCTTTAGTAGCAATTAACTGGGCATAAGCACCAGAGCCAATGCGGATGTCACCGGAAGCTAAAGCATCATCAATAGCATGAAACTGGTTAACCATCTCGACAATAGGATCAAAGCCAAGTTCTTCAAGCTTCTTTACAGAGGCAAGAGAGTTAATGTTCTTAGAGCCTTTAGGACGACCACTGCCCTCTCTACTACCGCCATTCTTCATACCTTTTTTCTTGTTACAAGGGACAGTACCAGCGGGTTTGCCATCAAGGCGAGGTCTTCCAACAGGGCGTTTTGTGTTCATATCAACCATACTAGAAGATCCTTTCTGTGCGAGTGGTCATTCAAAAGTTTTTCAAAAGAAATTTTTTAAAAGTAAATAGTACCAAAGTGTGACTACTTATACCTAAACAATTGTAATTAATAATAATTCATAGATTAGTACCAAAGTGTACCTAATCTGTTTTATTATAAAAATAATAAAAATAATTTATGTATCTAAGATACCTAGAAGATACCTTAATAACCCCCGTAAAGAACCGAATAAACCTTCACAAAAGGCTTATCAAGTTCTTCCACAGGAGACTATGGGAGTGACATCTTCGGGGGTTATCTGTGACAAGTCACAAGTAAGAGTTCTCTTTCAGATGTCAGTAGAGAGTCTTATTCGGTATCTTCTAGGCAGAGCTTAGACAGTAAGTTTATACTCGTTTGAGGAGAATTATTCTTAAACGTCAGGTATCAGTTTTATGATATTTTTGTTATAATATTATTGGTATCAGTTGGGGAATTGAACCCCAAGGTTACAAGCTATGACGCCTGACTAACTATAGTAACCTGCTAACCTGCCCTGACATGGTGCCCCCTACCAGACTCGAACTGGTACGCTATAAGCATAAGATTTTA